ACGGCAGCGATCCCTCTGGCCGGTCGGCGTCCATGGCCTCGAGCCACTTGTCGACGCGGACGTAGGTGCCCATCGGCACCGTCTTCGTTACTGTGCGGTTCTGGCCAGGATCGAACTCGGTGATCTCGGTCTGCGGGTCTGTCGTGGGGATGACGTTGTCGACGTATGCATCGTTGGCGATGGGCTGCGCCGAAGTCTGGCCGCTGTAGTCGTCCTCGAACTCAACCAGCAGCTCGATCTCTTTCTGGTAGTGCACGATGACCTTGCTCGGCCTGATGGCCTTGCGGTCGATCCATGCGCCACGCTCGCCCGCGTAGGTGCTGATGGGCAGGTTGCGGAAATGGTTTTCCGTCGCGTCAAGGTCGCTGGCGTCGAAGATGATCGTGCGGCCCTTCTCGTTGATGTAGAGCGCCGCGCCGGGGATGTAACTCAGCAGCCGTTGCAGTGCGATGTCGCCGCTGTCGCGCAGCGTGACGCCTTGCAGGCTGAACTGACCGCTGTCGCCGACGCCGGTCGTGTCCTTGATCGGCCACGAGTCGACGGTCCAGTTGTCCGCATCAACAAGCTGTAGCACTGCCTCGAGCGCCGTCTGCGACGTCCACTTCGTGTTCTGCGGCGGCTGCAAGCTGTAGTTCAGGTAGTCGTATTGGTCGACGACCTGCTGCGTCTCGACGGGAACTGCTTGGCCTAGCGCCGTCCGGTCGCCAGTCTTGCGCGGCATGTTGAAGTCGCGCACGACCAGCTTGTAGGGCCAGAGCCACCGCTTGTCGGCGACCAAGAATGAGACACGGTGCGGACTGTCGCTGGGTGTGAGGTGCAGGATGTAGACCTGCTCGATTGTGGTTTTGACGTCTCGGCTGTCCGTGATCTCGAGCGTCAGCGGTTTGCCGAGCCTGCCCTTGAGACGGTCCCATCGCGTGCGGTGCACGCTCATGACCGTCGTGTAGGGAGCGACGCCGCTGATGAATCGCCACGCGATGCCACTGGTCGCGGCGAGCTCGACGCCGCCCAGCTTGACGATGGGATTCTTCGCCTCAGGCATTGGTTATGCCTGCCCCGTTGTTGGAGCCGTTTGGATCGGCACGAAGGTCCGGTCGCCGGGCTTGGCGTTGTAGCGTTCGGTGACGCTCTCGGTCAGCACCGTAACCGTGATGAACTCCTGGCCGGCTGGATCACCTAGCACGCGCGGTGTCACTTGGCTCGTGCTGGCTACGACGTTCCAGCCATACTGCTCCACCTTGGTCGTGTCTCGCTGGTCTGGTCCCTTCTGGCCGAGGATCGTGCCATCGAATCGCCCAATCGGCCCATCCGGTCGGGCGCGCTCTCGGATGCGCAGCTTAGGAGCCTCGGCCCCGATGCCGATGGCTGTGCGATTCCAGATGCGCTCAAGCACGCCGAAGCCCACGTCAGCAAACGCTGCGAGCTCGTCGCCGCTGTGCGTCGGCGTGTAGTCGATGCTGCGCGTCTCGCGGAACGCCACGCTCTGCGAGACCTCAACAAGCGACTCGCCGCCGCTAGGCTGAAAGATGAACTGCAGCGTGATGCTGATGCGCTTCGCGGTCTCGTCGTAACTGACGCGCTCCTCCTCGACGCCGAAGACCGTGGGCTGGAAGTTGCTCTGGAAGAGTTGCCGGACGTGGCCCTTGATCTTGTTTCGGTAGACGCTCTCGAGGTCGGTGGTCTCGTCGATGTCGACGGCGCAGTCGTAGTTGCCTATGACTCGTTGCAGCCGCGTGACATCCTCGGTCGCGTCGCCGGGGTATTGGTTGACGTTGGTGAACGTCACGCGGTGGTCTCGGATCTGGCCATCGTCGAGAGCTGCCTGCGTCTGGTTGACCAGCAGCTCGACGTATTGCCGCGTGAAGTTGAGCACATGCGGAGCGGGCGTTGCGCCGCCCTCGCGATCTAGCGTGAAGCTCTCGTCGACCAGCTCGAACGTCGCGCCGCTGTCGATGACGTCGAGGTAGTCGTTGCAGCGGTTGTCGGCGTCGGCCTCGTAGCGCGCCTTGGCGTCTCCGGCGCTGGTGGCCGTGTAGGTGCCGCGCATACTGACGACGCGCTGCCGGCCAGACTCGAAGTCGACGAGCACCTCGATGTCTCGCAATCCTGCGTCAGTCGTGTCATCGGCGGGTAGCTCGCCCTCGATGGTGATCGTGTAGCCACGGCTTGCGCCACGGTCGAGGTCGATGTTGCCGCTCTTGGCGATCGACGCTCGCGCCCGCAGCATCGTCTCGCCCACGGTGTAGGTCCATGCGTTGCCGTCGAGGTCGATCTCGAGCGTGTCGCCGTCGACCAGACGCTTGCGGAACTCCTGCTCAAGCGTCTCGCTGCTGCTCTGCAATCCTGCGAGATCCTCAGCGACGACTACGACGTCGACGACGAGTCGGATGCTGTCGTAGCTCTTGTCGAGGATGTAAGGCCCGACGATCTGGTAGACGTCCGACGTGCCGCCGATGGCCTGCGTGCCGTAGGTGATCTCGATGGGGTTGTTGATCGCCATGGCTACTTGCTCTCGCTGAACGGGTTGATTGCGTCGACCAGTCGCGTCATCGCTTCGCTAACCATCTTGCCGAAGCCACCCATGATGCGGTCGATGATCTTCTCGATGCCCGGCCCACGCATCTGCGTGTCGGTCTCGAACAGCTCGCGGCCTCGCTCCTCGTCCATGCGCAGGCTCTTGATGCTGTTGTAGAACTGACGCGCCTCGGGCGGGATCTCGTTGCGAGCTCCAGCAATTGCCCCGAATGCCTGGATCGTCTCCTCGCGGGCACGACGAGAAGCTCGAGCGTCTTCGTTGAGCGTGCCGAGGAACATCTCCTCCAGCATCTTGCCCGTTGCTCCGAGCGACTCGCCGACGACGTCGCCGACGCCGCTCTCCGTCGCACCTCGCACAGCACTGATCCCCGTGCCGATTGCCGTGCCCAGACCAACCGCGCCGAGGCCCTTGCCGACGACGCTGCGGATGTTGTTGGTCAGCTTGCCGGCGCTGCGCGCGGATTCGCGAACCAGACCCGATAGCTGGCTCTTGGCCTGCCGCGTGTCGAGCCGCACTTTGACCTTCGTCTCCTGTGCCATTAGCGCCCCATCCTCTTCTTGCCGTCGCGCATCTGGTGCCGCACCGCCTTCTCGATGAACCGATCCATCAAGTCGTCTCCGCCCTGTGCCTTCCACGCCTTCTGGAAAGCCTGCTGCGCTCTCAGGATGAGCATGTCGAACGTGCCGTTCACTCCGAACTCGCGCTCGATCAGAGCCTTGCCGTCCTCGTATTGCTTCTCGACTCGGAACAGATCCTGCGCGATGCGGTTCATCTGCATGTTCTGCTTGCCGCTCTGACTGCGGATGCGAGCCATCAGTGGGTCCGCCTGGAAGCGGTGCCGCACACTCATCTTCGCGCGCGCCGCCTCATCCATGTCGCCGAGGATCATGTTGTTCATCTCGTCGCCCATCTGCTCAAACGTCTTGCCGCTACCAAGACGCAGCGCGACGATGCCGCCCGCGATCAACGCTAGCGCAATGACGCCTGCCGGGTGACGCGATAACATCTGGCCACCCTTCTGCACTGCCTTACCCGCCAGACCGCTCGCGCCGCGTGCAAGACCTGCGCGACCCAAGCGTGCAATCTGCGTCGCACGTTGACCGCTAGCTGCGCTGCGCAGTCGCATCTGTCGGCGACGCATTTGCCGCAGCAGCCGCAAGCGTCGTAGCACGCCGCCCTTGCGATTCGCTCGGTCCAAGCGGCGATCATCTCGAGCACGCGCGCGCGCGGTCGGCTGCTGTTGTGGCCCAAGCGTAGGCCGGAAGATCATGTCGTCGCGGAGCGTCATGTGGCCAGATAGCTCCCAACCTCGACTGCGCTGTATTCGTGAACACCAGTCAGACCAGTCGTGTTGAACTTGGCAAAGACGTGGTAGGTGCTGCCATCGACGGGCGTGTGCGTCGCTGTATCGTCGGTGTCTTCGTAGACTGCGGTGATGTCATCGACCGACGTGGCGGGCGTAGCTCCCGCCTTGTATCCCAGAACGTATCCCGCAAAGTCATAGCGCCCTGACAATGCTTCGCCTTGCCATGACCAGCTTGATCCAGACCTAGCAAGCTGCTGCGGCGCGGGGAAATGCGGCTGCGACGTGCACAGCGCCTCGACGGTGTATTCGTCAAAGACGACCTGCCGCCCGCGCCCTAGCGTGCTCGGGCTGCCGACGCCGCTGCCCGTGACGATGATGCTGGCTCCGTCGTAGGTCGTCAGGTTCTGGATCGCGTAGCGCACTCGCTCTGCGACCTGAGCGATGCCCGCGCCGCTGCTGCGCGATGCCGACGACCTCGAGCCGCCAATGACAGCCTGCTCGCCGAGCGGATCGCCTGCGACCTCTACCGCGACGACGACGTTGAACGTCTGCTGGATGAGCTCGGGGTGGTCCTCGTCGGGCGTGCCCGTGCCGATGGTCACAAGGCAGAACGGGAACTGCGGCGGGTGCTCCTCGTCGCTCGGCGGTGCTCCAGCGTAGACGTAGACGCTGCGTGTGCCGAAGACTGGGTTCGTCGATCCGTCCCATGTCACTTGGGCCAGCTCGTGCTTGAGCTGCTGCGCCATCTGCCACGGGTTCATGCTTGCTGCGCCTCCACGCCCCACAGGGTCGGCCCTGCCGCCTTGTTTTCCTCGGTCGTGCGTCGCTCGCCGAATCCTGACATCGTGCGCTGTGTGCGCTCTCGCGGCGGCTCCTGTGGCTGCTGCATCTGCATGAGCTTCGACGCAAAGCCCTGCGCCATCTTCATTGCCAGCGTCGCCTCGGCCTCGTCGTCGCCTTGCAAGGCAGACATCCCCGCGTCCGCAGCCTCTGGGTCGCGGATCGCATAGCCGCAGGCTACGACGAAGTCCTGCGCGTGAGCGTCGCCGAGCATCGCGAGCTGCTCCTGCTCAACCTGGGATAGCCGCAGGAACCACTCGAACGGCGGGCGCTGCGCGCGCAGCCAGCGCTCGTAGGCTTCATTCGTGAGGTCCGGCAGGCGCTTCTTTGAGAACATGGCAGCATTCTATGACAGGGACAAGTCGGCGAGCCTGCCGACCTCGAGGATGTTGCCGCTGCTGTTGCGCACGCATTCGACCGCGATAGGCAAGCCGAGCTCTTCCTGCCGTTGGAACGCCAGCTCGGCATTCTCCGACCAATCGGGGATGCCCTCGTAGATCAGGACTGCTGGATTGCTGACCGGATCGTCGGGCACGTAGAGCATCGACACAGCGCGCGACAGCGCCGAAGCGCCCGCGACGCGGTTGCCGGGCTCGCGCAGCAGGCTGTGACCCGTGACGCTTCCCTGCACAAAGTTGCTCGAGAAGAACTGCTGAATCGCGTCATCGTCCCATGCACGGATGAAGCAGGTGAACACGTAGCGCGACGTGCGCTCAAGGACGTCGCTGGCCTCGTTGCCTAAGCCCTCGCACTCGATGCGGACGCTGGTGTTGAAGCTGGTCAGCACGACGAGCTTGGTCTTGCCGACCTCGATGCCGCCGTAGGGGAACTCGACGGTCAGATCGGTGGGCTTGATGACGAGCCGCCCTGGAGCGCGCAAGACCTTGGACACGTTGCCGCTTGCCATTACCTGCCAACCTCCATGATCCGAACGCCGATGGTCTCGCGGATGTCTTTGCGGGTCTTGATCGTGATGCCGACGAACTGACGTTTCGGCACGCGCATCTCGAGCTGCTGATCTCGAGCCTGATCACCAAGCAACCAGCCAAGACGCTCCTGCAAGTCCTCGCTCTGCTTGGCGAGCCACTTGCCGATCCTCTGCTGCACCGTCAGCGTGATCTTCTCGCTCTTGCTGACGCCGCCAAAGTTGTGCAGCGACGCATACGGCACCGTCGTTCCGACCTCGACAACCTTGCCCTTGACCGCGAACGCGATGCTTTTGGCCAGACGCCCGGTATCACTTAGCGCCGGACGACGCTCAAACCTCCGCTCGGGCGGCTTGCGGCGACCCTGCGCGAAGTCGCTGATGATGCCGAAGACGTTGATGGGGCTGCGCTCGCGCCACGCCTTGCGACCAAATCGCTGCTCCTTGAACGACGCCTGCGACTCGGCGACCATCATCACGCCGATCTGCTTGAGCGCCTTGGCTGGGTTGTCCAGGTTCGTGTTGACCCGCCGCAGCTTCGCGCCCTGCTCGAACGTGACGCGCGACATGGCCTAGTCCTGCCCCGTGTCGTAGCCGCTCGGCATGTAGCCAGCGGGCAGGTTCTTGCGGTCGCTCCAGCCGTATTGCGTGCCGCTCTCGGTGCTGGTGATGGTGCCGCTGTTGCTCTTGGGTCCTGCGCGTCCGCGCGCATCTGTTCGGCGGACCTTCTGGATCATCCCGTCCGGTCCCCAGACCTGATCCCACTTGACCTCCTCGATGGCCGAGCTGGCACCGCCGCGCCGCCAGAGCACTGAGATCAGTCCGACCGCACCGACTTCTAGGTGCAGCGCATCCGTCGCATCAAAGTCGTTCTGCGCGTAAGCAGGCCACAGGGCGATGACCGCGTCTGCTGCTGAGATGCCCGCCGCGTCGTTGACGGTTGTGGCCGAGCGATCTCGAATGTTGGTTAGAGTCACCAGTCCGTCGACGTCATACGCGCTCTGCACGTATTCCCAGAGCTCTGCTGCGGCAGCCGGTTCAGCCGGCGGGTCGGGCTCGATGGGCTGCACTGCGTCAAGCGCGGCATCCATGCGCTCGCCCATCGTGATGGTCGAAGCCGGACTTAGATGGATTTGATCTGTGGCCTTGGACAGATCGTCGATGTCGACAGCTACAAGGTAGGGGTCAGCAGCCGCTCGAGCAGCGATGGCTGCGCGCACCTTGGTCACCTCCGCTGGTATCGAGACGTCCGTGCCAAGTTGCGGTGATACCCAGACCACCGGCGTCGTGCTGCCGCCGTAGCTGGCTCGCAGGTCGGTCACAAACTGCTCGATGGCATCCGCAAACAGGTCGCCGCCGCCCGCCACAGCCATGTCGTTCGTGCCCAGCGCGACAAAGATCGCCTGCACTTCGCCTAGCGTTGGCGGCGTGCTGCTGATCGCTGTCAGCGCCGCGCTAACGTCCGTTTGGAACTCATCCCAGTTCTCGCCGCTTACCGACTTGGCCCAACGTCCTGCGCTGTAGAGTGGGTCGCCGACCCAGCCCGTGCCCTCTGCGATAAGCGTGGCGCTGACGGATGAACGCTTGACCAGCACGACGCCGTCTGTGGTATGGCGTGCTGCCAGCTTGGCGATCAGGCTGAACTCTGGACCAGCGCCATTGTAGGGCGCGGGCGGGATGCGCGTGCCGCCGCCATGGCTGTTTGTGTGCGCGATGTAGTTCTCGACCGCCTGATCTTCGTAGTCCCAGATCCGTTGCAGTGAACCACGGTCACCCGTCGTGTAGACCGGGTCTGCTAGCGCAGTGGTGTAGGCTGGTGTGAGAAAGCTGGCCAGCGTCAGGCTATCGCCAAGCAACAGGTAGACAGGCTGCGTCGCCATGGTGTTGTGTGCGCGACGTGTTAGGCCGGGTCAATAAAGGTAGGGGTGCCGGTAGTGCTGGGCAGGTAGCCGAAGCCAGACACCCAGAGCCACCACTGGATCTGCCCCGTTGCCGGCGCGCCGCCTGTGTCGGTGAAGCTCAGGATGTCGTCGACCAGCCACGGCGTGTGCGTCGACGCGGTCGCGCGCAGGAACCAATACGTGCCGTCGATCTGGTCAAGCGGCGCAAAGATCGCGTCGTCGATCAGCAGGTAGCCGCTGCTCGCGCTCGCCCATTCGATCTCGACATCGAAAGCGTCCTCGTTGAAGTCGCGCGGCCAGCAGTTCTGGTCGAAGTCGATGATCACCTCGTTCCACGTCGAGGTCAGAGCGGTCAGTGCGACAGTCTTGGACGAGCTGCCCATGCGGATGATGATGTTGCCGCCCGTGCCCGATCCCGCCGCCTTGTTGACCATGATGCGGAACTGATAGGGCGTGTCGACATCGAGCCGCCGGATGCGCATGTTGGTCAGCGTCTGCTTGAGCAGAGCGTTGCCGGTCAGCTTGAGGCTAGCGTCGGTCTGCGCGCCGGGGTGGCTGCGGTAGAACGTAGCCGTGTCCTGGTCGATGTTGGCGCTGCCGCTAGTCTCGGTCCAGCCGGTGAACTTGGGCGTCGCCGCACTGTCGAACTCAGAGAAACTGCTATTGGTCAGCAGACTGCCACCGCTGCCTTGCCCAGCATGTCGGCTCACGATGGTCGTGTTGGCATCGGCTCCGCTGCCATAGCTTGCGCGCAGCACGCTGTCGAAGCTGCTGGGCTGACCCAAGACCTCGAAGACCTCGGCCTGCTCCTGCACGCCAGTGTTCTGGTCGGCGATGCACTTCAGCAGCTTCTTCTCAACGTGGCACGCCTCGAGCGCGAAGCCGTTCTCGTCCTCGGTGAGACGCCCGCAGTCGCCGTTGCCGATGTTGCCTGCTCCTGCCGTCGAGCTCGTGTCGAAGGTGATGTTTCGGCTCTGCACCGTGAGGCTGTTGTCGACGAACCAGTCGTAGAGCGCGCGGAAGATTTGCGCCGACGTGCGGAAGCCGCTGCCGAAGCCCTGCGTCGCCGTGGCGTCCGAGTCGATGCGGTTGGCATACTCGAACAGGATTGGCGTCAGCGCCTGCGAGCCAAGCGCAGGCGACATCAGGTCGGAGCAACCAGAGCGGAACGACGCGGCCCAGTTGGCAAGCTCGGTCGGCGTGTATTCACCCTCGAGGCTTTGCAGCAGTGTGTCCCACTTGCCGCCAGCTCCGGCGTGCGTGCCGTCGATGTGCGCGCGGAACGTCTCGAGGATGTCTACCGCAGCGCGCCACTGCGCCTGGATCTCAGTTTCGGTCGGGGTTCCGCTCATGGTTGCTTGGCTCCTGGTCTACAGCTCGTCGGGCCACCACAGGCCCGTCGTCTCAAGCGTGTCGGGGTAGTATTCGCCACGGCTCCCGCGCTCCTGATCCTCGCAAATCTGCGCGAACATGTAGCGCGCGGCAGGCACGTCGTTGGGGTGCGGGCGATATTCGTTGGTCGGCTTGCCGCGCTCGCGGCGCTGCTTGATCTCTTCCTCGGTCGGGATCGTGATGATCTGGCCGCGACGCGGGCGGACGTGGTTGTCGCCGACGTTCTGCCCGGTGCCCGGCTCCTCGGTCTGCCCGCCGTCGTCGAGGAACCGGATGACTGTGCGCTTGAGCTTGTCGCGCATCTTCTGCACGCGGTGCTCGTCGATGTCGACGATCGCGCCGATGACGGGCACGCGGCGCTTGTTGCCGGTCCGCATGGGGTCGCTGACGAGGTTCTCGTTGACCTTGGGGAAGTTGATGCCTGCGAGATCGATGTGCTCACGCGGGCAGCTTGGGGTCACTCCGACCCAATACTTGTAGCTGCGCGCCACGCCGGTCTGCGCCTTGTGTGCCTCGAGGTCAGGAACAAGGTCGCTGCCGCCGATGTGCGTCTTGCCCTGCTGCGGCTTCTCCTGCGCCGTCAGGGTTGCGGGTTGGCCGACGTCAGGATTGAAGTCGGGAAACTGCTTCTTGCGAGCTGCCATACGGGTCATCTCCGTTTCATGGTTACAAAAAAGAAGGCCAAGCGTTCACGGTGAACGCCCGGCCCGTAGCTCTCTGCCGGCTCGTGGCCGCGTTGGATCAGTTGTTGATCTTGATCGCGCTGTAGGGAAGCGCGATGCCAGCGCCCGCGCGACGCTCCCACTGGACGTATTCTTCGCCCGTGTTGCGCGTGTGGTCGCTGTTGTTGTCGCCCTCGAGGCTGGAGTATTCCTGGATGCCCTCGCGGTCGAGCATGAACGTCGCACGCTTGGCCGGGTTGCGCAGGAAGACATACCAGTCGCCCGTCGCGAGACGCTGCGAACCCCAGAGGGTCACGTTGCGGCTGGCATCTTGGACGAGGTTGCTGGGCGTCGCGGCGGCGGTGTTGCTGCCGTAGACCTCGCCCTGCCGGCGCTGCAGGAACGCTTCCTCCATCGCCTCGGTATCCGCTGCGCTGTGGACGCAGACCACGCCGCTGTCGATCACTTCGTCCGAGAGCAGCGGCTGACCCTTGCCATCCTGCATCTGCTTGAACTGCTCGATGGCGTTGTAGTAGTCCGTGCGGATAGCCGACACGCTGGCGATGCCGTTGCCGGTCAGCAGGTTGCCGGAGCTCACGCCGAAGCGGTTTGCGCCGCCCGCCGTGGTAGCGAAGAACGCAGCGCCGTCGGGAGCGTTGGGGACCGCCGGGAGCGTGTCCGTCCCGCCCGTCAGCAGGTCGAAGAAGAACCGCTCAGGAAGCAGCGCAGCGGACTGGCCCGCCATGCGGGCGATGTCCATGAGGCTCTGCGTCTGGTCGTCCTTCCGGTCTTCCTTGTGCCACTTGATGCGGCGACCCCAAGTGTATACCGGGGTCGTGAAGCTGACGGAGTCGAACGCATCCTCGGGGATGCTGCTGCCTCGAGTCCACTGCGCCATGTGCGGCGCGGCCTCGAAGTAGGCGAACTCGTGCTCGCGGTTGGTCGCGCCGATGCTCAGGTCCATGACCAGAGACAGACGGCTGTCCGCCTGTCGGTTCTGGATGGCCGAGTAGGTGTCGGCGAACTCAGTCCGCAGCCCGTTCGCAAGAACTTGGCTGGCAATGACGGTGCTCATCGTGTCTCTCTCTGGTCAGGGGTAGGGTGTGGATCAGGCGGTGGCCTGCGCCAGATGCTCGGCAGTCGTGAACAGCGTGACGTCGACATCGGTTGCCGAACGGAAAGCCGACATAAAGCCGACGGGGTGGTTCAGAGCTCCAGCCGTCAGGGTCAGGTCGTCGGTGTTGCTCGTCGTGCAGTAGACGACATCGCCGACCTTGGCCGCAGTGGGCGTGCCGTCAACGCTATCCAGACCCAGCAGCGTGACGCCGCTGTCATCGACGCGCGCCTCGGGAACCGGGGTCGCGCTGGTGTCGCCCGTGAGAGCCGCGCCGGGCGAGACGCCGAGCGCGTCGCCGAGCACGATGCCGACGAACACGTCCGCCGCGCCGTCGTCCCAGTGGTTGAGATAGCCGCCTTCCAGGCCGACCAGCGCGCCCTCGTAGAGCGTGACGCCGTTCGCGATGGGGTAGGCGCTCCGACCGCTGCGAGTCTTCGTCGCCAGCGTCTTGCGTGCAGTTACGTCTGCCATGATTCAGTCCTCGTCAGGGGTTGGGGTTAGGCGTCAGCCGCGAAGCCAACGCGTTGCATGTTGACAGCGACGTAGCGGTCCTCGCTCATGCGAGTCGCGCCGTGCCTTGTGAGCTCCGCGTGCTCGCGGGCGAACTGCGCAGCGCGCTCGACAGCGTCGGTGCCCTGCTCGGTGTAGTTGAGCGCGATGCCGGGCGTCTTGTTGGCCTGCGCCGCGAACGCGACCGCAGCCGTGTCGCTGTGGCTCAGAGCGCCGAACGTCTGCACCATGCTGTCGACGTAGTCCTTGAACGCAGCCGCGCCGTGGTCCTTGTGGTAGGCGGTCAGCTTGGCCTCGAGGTCGCTGCCCAGCGGGCGGTCCTCCAGGCGCTTGAGAGCCGCGCCGACGTCGCCCTTGCGCTGATCCAGCGCGTCACGCTCGTCGAGACGAGCCTTGAGCGCGACGTTCTCGCCCTCGAGCTTGCTCATGCGCGCCATGGCCTCGCCGGGCACTTGGGCCTGCGCGGGCTCCATCGCGTCGCCCTTCTCCTCCATGACCTCGGTCGCGTCGGCGACGATCATGGCGAGCTGCTCCATGTCGAAGGTGCCAGCCTTGATGGCCTCGCAGACGGCCTCGGCGGTCATGCCTTCCTGCATCTTCTCGTCGGCGTCCTCGGCGTCGTCAGCCATCTCAGCCTTCTTCTCCGGGTTGTCGCCCATCTTGTCCTCGGCCTTGTCGTCCGCCATCTTGGCGTCGTCGTCGCCGTATGCGAACGAAGCGCCGGTCGCCTGCTCGGTCGTCTTGGTGGTCATCGTTTCCTCGTCCTGCATGAGTAGGTGGGCAGCTTGCCCGCGACGAAAGCACGCTACCACGCCATCCTCGGCATGTGTGGCTTGTGCAAGGTAGGGGTTGGCGAAAGTCGCAGATGCGACGCGCACCGTCTGGCCGCTGGTGGGCACGTTGAGCGTGCTCGGCTCCTCGACGTCCGCGACCATGAGCATTGGCAGCTCCAGGTATGGCGGCTCGTGATCCAGTAGCGCGAGGCTGTCGATCGCAGGCTTGTCGACGTTGAATATCTCGACGCTGCGGTATGGCAGGCGAGCTGCCAGCACGTCTTCCTCAACCCACGGTCGGGTGATGACGAGGTCGGCGAAGATGGCTGTGCGCGTCTTGCCCTTGAAGGTGATCGGCCCCGTGCGCGTGATCTTGAAGAATCCCGCCGGCTCGGGCACCGGCCCGTCGTCGTGGTGCCTGATGTGCAGCGGCGGCAGGTATCCCTCGGTCGCCGCTTGCTTCGCCTTGGCCACTGCCGTTTGGATCCAGTCTGCGTTGAAGCAGACATCGCCACGCTCGCACTCGACGAAGATCGGCACGTCGTGGATCGTTAGATGGCCCTGCGTGTTGCGCGTAGCCCTGTATCCCTGCACGGTTTGCGTCACAGCCGCACCTCTTCAATAAGCAGGAACTGGAGGACCAAGCCCGTGCCAGTGCTGGTCTGGACGTTCCAAGTTCTGCCGCTGTCCAGATTGAACTCCTCGTATCGGAGATTGCCGCTGAGAGTCGCTCCTCCAAAGATGCTGACGCCTGTGCCGCTATTAGGGACCAAGCGCAGGTTCATCGCGCCGCCCCACGCCGTGACGCGGATGATGCTGTCGTCGTAGACCTTCTGAAAGTCGGACTCGAGGATGTCCGTGTTCTGCGCCGTCGTCGTGTTGGTGACGATCTTGACGTGCTGCTTGTGGAAGTAGGGAGCGGTGCTCATGGCTTCTCGTGTTGTTTGACGATTCTGGTGATGGCAGCACGCATCGCGTGCGTCGGTTGTTGTGTGTCGCCTCGGATTAGCCGGTAGACCGTAGCATGGTGCGCTGGCAGCTCCTTGGCAATCCGCCTGACGCCCATGGTGGCGGCGATGCGTCGGAACTTGGCCTGCGTGTTGCTCCAGTCCTCGCGCACTACGTCCTCACAGATGCAAGGTCAGGCCGACCACCGTGTCGGAATCCAGGGTCGGCAAACGCTCCGCTGGGCACCTTGTCCTCAATCAAGCTGCCGTCTTTGCGGATGCGGCCCATCCTCTCGAGCTCTGACCGCGTGACATGCACGACTTGGCATCGGCAGTTGTAGCCGAGCGGCGGCGCGATCTTGCGCCACTCGGGGTTGCTGACCGACATGATCAGACCGTCAGCGGCGTCGTGGTTGTCGCGCGTGTCGCCGTCGCCGACTGCGTCGAATCGGAACGCAGGCGCGACCTCTTGGATGTCTGGATCTTGCGCCTGCCGGAACCGCCCGGCGCTGATGGCGGTGTTGATGTTGGTGCGGAAGACCATTCGCGCGTAGCCCTCTGACCACGCCTGCGACTGCACGCGGATGTCGTCGACGCGCATGGCAAGACGCTGGCCGGCCTCGCCCTCGGGCACGCCGTCGCGCAGCGCGCGCTCGATGAACTTCTGCGCCTCGCTGGTAACGCTCTCCTCCGCCGACCGCACGAACGCCATGACCGCGTCTTCGCTGTAGAGTTGCGCGATGCGCTGCGCGGTGCGCTGGGCTGCGTCGACCAGCGTGACGGGTGCGCGCTCGACCATGTCTTGCAGCGCCTCGTCGAAGGTGACGCGCGGCAGCAGGGTCTGCGTCGGCTCGTCTGCGGCGAACTTGGCGCTGCGCTTGAGGTTCTGCAACAGCAGGCTAGCGCCCAGGATCTCGCCGACGCCCATGGTTTCGGCCATGACCTTGGCAAGCTGCTCGCGCGCGGCGCGGGCGCTGACGCGGTCGTCGCGGACCTTGGCGACGTAGAGCTCGTGAATGGCTGCGAAGTAGAGCCGCGCGTAGCGGCCAGACACGTCCTCGAGCAGCTTGTCTGTGTTCATACCGTGTAGCCGTAAGCGATGAACTCGTGCGCGATGAGGCCGGTCAGGTCGTCGCGGACCTCGACGCCGAAACACCGATCGGGCTGTAGCGAGTTGACGTGCAGGCTGCATCCGTCCTCGGCAAAGTCCCAGACGGCGACAAGGTGCTGGTTGCCGCCGCCCCACGCATTCAACGTCGCCGGATAGGCGTGCAGCGACCAGTCGAAGTTGGTCTTGATCGGATGTCCTGCGGTGAGGTCGTCGACGATCGCGTTGGTCGTCGTGTTGAAGTAGCCGACGCGCAACCCGTTCGTCAGCGCGGCCAGCGCGCCGTAGGTCGCTGTCTGGAAGTTGCCCTGATCCTCTACGACGGCGTGCAGTCTGTGGATGACATGCGTGCCCTCGGTCGGCGGGTTGATCCGAAACAGTTGCGGCCCCAGATCAGATGCCTCGCTGCCGTCTACGTTGGCATCGTGCGATCCCGTCCCGTCGCCGACCGTGTCGAGGTGACGGTTGAGGAATTGCTTGTCGTCGTCGATGCGCTCGTAGACGTTCGCCATCAGACTTGGGCTTGAGGTGTCGGGGTAAACTGCTCGGCCTCGGTGACCATGGCCTGCGCCTCGTCGAGAGGCAGGTTGAACATGCTGGTCAGCATTCGGATGGCAGTGCCGCTAGGCATTTGCCCGTTGACGACGCGGTCGATGATGTCCGCCGCCGCCTGCACCTGAGCGCCGTTGAGCGCCGTCTCTTGCAGGTCCACGGGCTCGGCGGGTTGCTCGGGCTCTGCCGTCTCGGGCTGTGAGGTGCCGAGGCCCAGACCACCGAATAGCGACGAGGCCGGATCTGGTGCGCTCCTGACGACCTCCTCGCCGGGCTCAGGCTTGCGGAATCCAGTTTGCTCGAGCACGTCCTCGAGCGAGAGCTCGACGCCCATGCTGGCAAGCACCTGCGCGACTGCGGCGCGCTCCTGCGGATCCTCCCGCTTCTCCTGCGTGATGTTGAAGCGCGGCTTCTCGTTGGCGATGCCGAGCTCTTGCAGGTTGGCGTGATTCTTCCACCAGATGCAGCCGAGCAGGTCGTCGGTGAGCGTGTCCTCGAGCGTCTCGCGGTCGTATTGGACCAGCGCCTCGGTGCTGTTCTCTTGGATCTGCGCGAGCGCGTAGCTGCCGCCGTCGTTGGCCGAGGTCGTCAGATTCGCGCCCATGATGAGCGTGTAGATCGTCGACCGCAGCTCGTCGCGGATCGTGTTCATCAGTTGCCAGCCCTCGCCGCTGACGCTGACGCTCTCCACCGTGTCGCTGCTGTCGTAGACCAGGACGTGCCGGCTGCGCAGATCCTCGAGCACGTCGCGCCACTGGTTGATCAGCTCCGTGTTCGGCAGGCCGGTCTCGGCGTCGCGCGCGCCGTCGACCTTGGCGGTCAGGATGCCTTGAGCGAACCGCTCGACCGCTTGCAGGCTCTCTTGGAACACCTGCGTCTTGGCATACCACCACCAGCCCAGCGCCTCGCGCAGCCCGCGCCCGTGGCCCAGCGTGCCTTCGTCGTCCTGGTAGACATGCCGGATCGTGTGCGCGGCGTCCTGCACGCTCTGCGTCTGCCACTCTTGGCCGTATACGTCCCACCGTTCCCAGTTAGCGGTCAGCGTCTCGCCGTGCTGCGGCACGATGCGGAACAGCCGCTTGTCGTGGTCCTCGATCCGCACCGGGCACCACCAGCGACGAGGCTTGCCGTCGCCGATCGTCAGCGTGCGCACCTTGCCGTGGATTGTGCCGAACCGGGCACCGGAGAAGAACGCGCGCGCAAGGTTGAGCCGCGCCTGCGTGAAGTCTTGGATGCCGTCAAGCAGCTCGTTGGCGATGCCGACCGACAAGTCGGCGCGCGGGCTGCCGGTGACGCGCGGGATACAGTTCCACCGCTGTCCGGCGATGAGGTGCCGCCGGTATCCGACCGCGTGAGCGATGTCGGCGTCTCGCAGCATTTTCTCCTCGAGTTCGGGCTCGCGGAGCAGCCACAGGCTCGGGTCGTGGACCTGGATGCCGCTGCGGTAGGCCGTCGACAGCGCGCGGACGTAGAGGTTCTGGCTCTGGTTCTGAACTCGTAGCTCGGTCGTCATGCTGTCGCCTTATGGTGCGCGCAGTGTAGCAGATTAGTCCTGCATGGATGCGCTGGTGCGGATAGCCCACTCGATGCCGGTCGTGCCGCCCCATCCCAGCCAAGCGACGTATCCCGCATCCTTCCACGGCTCGTCTTTGTGCTCGGCGCTGACCTCGGCGTTCTTGCGGTGCCTGTTGAAGGCAGCCATGCGCTTGACGGTCTCCGCGCTGATCGGCCTGCCGCTGGCAAGCTGCCGGGCTCGGACCCAGCCCACTCGCGTCATGCCCTGCACTGCGTCGCCGTGTTCCTCCCGCCAGCGCAG